CAAACGATACTGATCTAGAGAAAGATTACTTTACTAAATCTACTGACTTTGGAGTAGATCTTTCTAATGGTAAAGAAGCAGGTATTGGTCTTTATTACAATCACGGTATGGATCCAGTCTTAAGAACTAAAAAGATTGGTTATGCTCAAATTAAAATGGATGATCGTGGAGTTTGGTTACGTGGTCAGTTAGATATGGCTGATGACTATAACAAAATGATATATGAAATGGCAAAGATGGGCAAACTAGGATTAAGTTCTGGTGCTGCTAGTCATTTAGTGGAGAGAGAAAAGATGGGTAAATCTTTTGAAATTAAGAGATGGACCTTGGCAGAAGCATCCTTAACTCCTCAACCTGCAGAACATAGAAATATGGTTGAAGCAAAAAGATATGTAAATGAGGCTGGAGAGTTTGTTGACTATACCGAAAAAGAAAAAAGAGAAATGCAAATGAAATCTGATTATGAAGAAGAAGAGTCAGATGACGTTGAAGGTATGGTTGAAGGTTTAGAAATGATTGGTGCAAGTCCTGAAGAAATTTCTATGACACTTTTTGATGGCATTGAAGAAGATTTGATTTCAGACACTATGCATTGTTTATATAAAAGAATGTTAGAAGGAGTTTTAGGTGTTTACGAGACCAGTGGAGATCCTATGGTCGTAAATGCAATCCTTCAAGAATTTCATATGAGAGGTTTAGATTTATTTAATAAACTTTCTATGAGTGAAGAATCAACGATGAGTATGGAGATGGATAATATGAAATCTATTTTATCACATTCTCCTAAGAACATCAAAGAAGTTGAAAGATCTTTGCGTGATGCATTAGATCTTTCAAGAAGCAAGGCAAAAACCTTGGCAAAATTGGTTTGGGAAAATCTGCGTGATGTAGAGCTACCAAGTGAACCAGAAACAAAAACAAAAACAGTTGATATCCAAAAAGAAAATATGAGAAAAGATCTACTCAGACAAGCTTTAAAATATCGATTATAGCCCAAGTACAAAGCTATAAAGGAAAAAACTATGACACTTGAAGAAATCCAAGCCAAGATTGCTGAGAATAGCATTAAGGCTACAAATATTCTTGAAATGGAAGATGCAGATTTAGATTCTGCAAAATCCCTATTAAATGAAAATGAGGAACTTTCAAAGAAAGCAGAAATGCTTAAAGCATTGAAAGAAGTTCCTACTGTTACAACTCCAGAGGTAAAAAAAGTGAGCGATATTATTGTTCCAGGTTCTTCATCCTACAAAAACGTAAAAGTATTCTCTCCTGAAACACGTTCAGAGAAAGAAAAAATGGGTTATGCTTTTGGTCAGATGGCTAAGATGGTTGGTCGTAATGACAAAAAAGCTCATAACTGGCTTGTTGAAAATGGTTATTACACCAAAGGTCAGAACGAAACTACAGATGCAGACGGTGGATATTTAGTTCCACAAGTCCTTGCTCGTGAAGTTATATTCCTTCGTGATCAATATGGTGTTATGAGACAGAATGCTCGTGTTATGGGTATGAGTTCTGATAACCTTAATGTTCCTAAGAACACTGCTTCTACTACTGCATACTGGCCAGCAGAAAACACCAACATTACTCAATCTCAGATTACCTTTGCAAATGTTGAAATCCTTGCAAAGAAACTTGCTATTCTTACTCAAGTTTCATCTGAACTTAATGAAGATAGCATTGTTGATGTTGGTGCTGCACTTGCTCAAGATATGGCATATGTAATGGCATATAATGAGGACTTAGCAACATTTACCGGTAATGGTACTTCAACTTATGGTGGTATTACTGGTGTTATTAGTGCAATTGCTGCTGTCAACGGTGGTGCTAACGCAGGTTGGATTTACACTGGTGCAAACGTAACTGGTGACTGGAATGCAACTACTCTTGCTGACCTTCGTAAATTGACTGCTGCTATTCCTCAGTATGCTGATCGTCCAGGTGAGTGTGCATTCTATATGAACCGTGCATTCTTCCAACAGGTTGTTTGTAATGACCTTGATGCTCTTAGTGGTAACGGTTTCTTTGATCTTACCGCAGCTCCAGGACCAAACCCAACACTCTTTGGATATCCTGTCATCTATACTCAGGTATTGAGTGCAGATCCAACTCCTGCTGCTGACACTGCTCTTGCATTGTTTGGTAACATGAGTACTGGTGCTATTATGGGATCACGTAGAGATCTTCGTATCCAAGTTTCTGATCAAGCAGGTTTCATCTCTGACTCCTTGTTCTTCAGAGCAACAGAAAGATTTGGATTTAAATATCACGATCTTCCAACAGCATCCGTTTGTGGATCTATTGCAGTTCTTGTTGCAAACAATTAGTCCTGGGGAGGATTATAAAAAAGGAGGGGAGAAATCCTCTCCTTTTTTTTGTGAATGATTATATCGTAAAATATAATAGATAGAACATTTTGAGGTAAGTACAAATGCCATTGTCTCGATTAGCAGCAATAAAAAAACTAAGTTGGATGGTTCAAGCTGATCAATTTCCTGAACTAGACTCCAATGCTTTAGGAGAATTAATTGATGAACATAAAAGATTCAGTTCTTGGACTGCTTCTCAAAATTATGCTGTCGGAGATCAAATTGTTCCTACTGTTCCTAATGGACGTATTTATAATTGTGTTATTGCTGGTACTTCTGGTACTGTTGAACCAAGTTTTCCTCAATTTGGATATGCTGTAGGACAAATCATTGTTGATACTACTTCCAGCGTTAATCCTCCTTATAGTTTTGGTTTAAACTGGCAAGACTGGGGATTTACACAACAAGAAGTTTATGATGTTAGAGCTGCAGCAAGAGAAGGATGGATGCGTAAAGCATCTATCTGTGCAAATCAAATTAATACTGATGATGGTGCTACTAAAGTTGATTTAAATAAACTAATAGAACATTGTCATAAGATGGCAGCAAGTTATAGATCTTACGGAATACTATAATGCCAACACCACCATCATTACTAAATACACTTAGAGCATCATCAGCATTCTACATGATGACTGACTCTGTTCAAATTTTACGCAGTGAAAGTTGGACAGATGAATATGGTGGTACTTACAATGATTATAGCATTGTTGGTACTACTAAAGCAAGAATAACTCATAGACAATACCAAGAAGAACCTATTGGTGGTGGTATTACTAATCGTGATGAGTATTTATTTTATTTTGCTGACGCTTTAGATGTTCGTTTTGATGACAAGATAAGAATAGTAAATGACTCTAATACTACTAGATACTTTTTAGTTGTTGGTGTTGATGATGTTATATCTCAAGGGATATTTAAAACTGCAAAAACAGAGGTGAATTACAACTAATGGAAATCAATTGGCCAGAGATTATTAGTATAGTTCTAAGTAATGCAGTTTTACTAGCTACTGGATTTGTTAATATGCAAATAAAGCTTGGTAATCTTGACACTAGATTATCAGGTTTTGAAAAGAGTATGGATAAACTTGTTTCTAAAGTTGAAACATTAGATAAGCATCAGTTAGAACTTCATACTAAAGTTGCTCAATATGAAACACGTTTAAATATTATTGAGAAACATTGCGAATTGAGGAATAAATAATGGCAATACCAACAGCAAATAGAATATGTCATTTTGATTTATCAAATCCTGCTTGTTTCTCAGGATCTGGTTTAACTATCAATGACCTTACAATAGCTAACAATGATTATACTTTTACTAATACAAGCTATACTTTTACTACTACTACTGGTGGAGAAGTATTAATTGATAATACTAACTTATTAAGTAGAGCAGCATTAAACTCCTATAGCTATGGAACTAATCCAATATCAATAGTAATGTGGATGCAGTTGAATGTAGCTGGTGGATCTGATTTAAGTATGTTCCAAGCAGTTAATGATACTGGTGGAGCTGGGGGCTGGAACACTCTTTACTGGGGAACTAAAACAAGTTCTAGAAACTTATTCATTAGTACAAGTGGTGGAGAGTTTAATACTTCTGAAAGTATCAATCTAAATGAATGGTATATGCTTGCTGTTACTTTTCCATCTGGTGGTAATAGTGGAGATATAAAGTTATATAAAAATGGTGTTGTTGTATCTGGAACTTACACTGGAGTAAGTACTGTTTCAATACCAGGTTCAACACCAACATTTATAGATGGTGTTGTTGCTAACTTAGGTGTTTGGTCTTGTGATATGACAGTTGGTTTGTTTAGTTTATATAATGCTGAACTAACATCAACTCAAATACAAGATTATTATGATGCTACACAAAGTAGATTCGTTCCTCTTGTTGAAACATTTGAAATAAATGCTGCTGATCCTGCAAGTTATTCAGGTACTGGAAATACAGTTTATGATCTTTCAGCAGCAGCAAGAGTTGGTAATTTAGATTCACAAAATGCTAGTCCTACTTGGTCTCCTAGTTTTGGTGGAATATTTACTCTTGATGGACTTAATGACATATTTGAGTTTCCAGGAGGAGGAGTTGCAGTTTCTCAACCTGGAAGTATTAGTGTCTGGTTCCGATCAGATGATGTATTTAATACTGGAAATGTTGTTTCTCAAGGATCATATGGTTCCAATGGATGGGGATTAAATCTTGGTCAAGCTTATTCAGCAAATCCAAATATTCTATCTTTTGTATCTCACGCAAATGGTTATAGAAGTAGTGGAATTGCTGTCACTGTTGGAGAATGGCAATTTGTAACATTAAACTATAATGTTGATGGTACTTCTGATCTTTATATAAATGGAAGTATTGGAACTACTGGAATGGCAAGTATAGGAATAAATCCTCCATCACAACTTATAAGAATTGGTTATGATGGTGGTGGTGTAAATAGTCCTATTATAGATGTTGCTCAAGTTTATATGTATGGTCAAGCTATTAATTTAGAACAACATACAGATTTATTTGATGCTACTAAATCACCATTTGTACCTCCTGCTCCTATAGCAACTCAAAATAGTAATGTTGGTGGTAGAAGCTTTAATAAAGGATTAAATGGATAATGTCTATACCAACAGCTAATAGAATAGTAAGTTTTGATTTTTCAAATCCAACTAGTTTTCCAGGAAGTGGAACAACTGTTTATGACTTAACAGCAAGTGGAAATAACTTCCAATTTGTAAACTCTAACTATACCTTTACTACAACTACTGGTGGTGAAGTATTAATAGATAATACAAACACACTTAGAAGAGTTGCAGACTTATTCGATTATGGATATGGAACTGATGCATTTACAATTGTTATGTGGATGCAGCTTAATGTTCAAGGTAACTCTGATTTTAACATGTTCTTCGTTTTACAAGAGACAGGAGGAACTGGAAGTCCTTGTAATACAATTTATTTTGGGGCTAAACCTGGATTACAGTTTTTTGTAAGTGATGGAACTAATACTAGAGATGCTGCTGCTAGTACTTTTTCTTTAAATACTTGGACAATGGTTAC